AAACTAAAGATGGTTTCTGCCTCCATCTTGACGGAGAGAAGACTCCCAACCTCGATCACGACGACAAATGGCCTTTCTTGCTTACTTCGAAGAAACTAGATGAGGATAGAAAACGGTTAGGAGAGAACTCTCTATCCTATTGGCGGTTTATTCGTTCCTTCCCAGCCCCAGCCGGTTCAGAAGAAAACATATACAGCGAGGCTGACCTCCGTAAGTTCGAAGCACATAAACCTGCTATGTGGGTTGGGGCTAAACGACCAATACCCGTAGCTGGTTTTGATCCTGGTTTTACAAACGGAGGGGATAGATCCGTTTTATTTCTTGGGAAGTACGGCGAGACCGATTCTGGCATGACCGTATTTTTTGATAAGTATATTGAACTTCGAGAAAATTCCTCCCTTCGAGATAGCCCTAGAAACTTTCAGATTGCCCAAGCTCTAAAGAACGAGTGTGAGAAATATGGTGTCTTACCAAGATATCTAGCCATAGACGCTACTGGTGCAGGAGATCCTCTTTGTGACATTATAGCCACGATTTGGAGTCCCTCCGTTCTACGGGTTAAGTTTTCTGAGAGACCCAGTACTATGGCTGTAAGTAGGTCGTCCCAGATAAAAGCTGACGAATCCTACGGCAACAGAGTTTCCGAACTTTGGTACGTCGGCAGGGAGTTTTTAAGGGCTAACCAAGTTAGAGGGGTTACGGTCGACCTAGCTAGAGAACTTGTTGGTAGGCAGTATAGAACTGCCGAGCGCGGTAAGATTTATGTAGAGCCTAAAAAAGACATGAAGGCTAGATTTGGAAAGTCCCCAGACATAGCAGACGCTGCCTTTCTAATGCTAGACGTATGTCGCCAAAGGGCTAATGCTGTAGCTGGGACTACTGTAGCGGGGGGTGGTAAGTACAAGAACTTCTTTGATTTCACGAAAAAGATCGATTCTCTATATTCTTGACCCGGTGCGATTAATTGAGTACGTAGGAGTTTAACGTGGATCAAAACCTAGAGACAATCTCGCCTTCTGGTAAGCCACCAAAATCGAGGCTTAAAGATGCTACATCTGCTTTTGCAATCTATCAGAACCTTGTTGACGCAGATCAGGATAGTGCATCGCAGAGAGTTCGCGTTCAAGCGATGCTCGATGGTGAGCCACCGTACAATCCGTCCACTTTGCGGAATCTCGGCCAGTCTTATCGTTCGAATTTAAATTTCCTAGAGGCTTCTGCTGACTTAGAGTACGCCCTTTCGGCCTATTCTGATCTGGTCAATGGAGTCCCAATGCTAGCGCAAGTAAAGACTAAGTTTGGCGACGCGACTCAACGTGGGAATTACAGCCAGATTATTTCTGAAGAGTTCGATCGAGTTCTCCGCAAAGACTGGGACGAGTTTTATTATAACCAGCAACGTCTAGCCCACGAGTTTGTTGCGTATGGTGTTGGCTTTGCTTTCTTCGACGACGATACTGATTGGCGTTGGAAAGTTGCTGGGCTTAGAGATTTTTACGTTCCTCGTGGTGTTCCAGCTAGCGACAGTAGTTTTGAATTTTGTTGCGCTCGTAGATCGTATTACGCCCATCAACTCTACCAACACATTAAAGACCCTAAAGCAGCGAAAGCTGTTGGGTGGGATGTAGAGGAGACACGCAAGGCAATCATTAACGCTGTTCCAGCCGATGTTTCTGGCACAAGACTAGAGTGGGAAGAAATTCAAGTAATGCTAAAAGACAACGACCTTTCCATGTCTTTTGCTAGGTCTGCTGAAATTCAGACTATTCATTACTATATCGTGGAGTTTGATGGAAGGGTGACTCACGCAATTGGGTTGCGAGACGGCTCCAACCAAGATTTTCTTTTCCGCAAAGATAATCGATTTGCGAATATCAACGAGGCTTTGGTGATGTTTACGTATGGTATTGGGACCAACGGAACTCTGCACTCAGTCCGAGGGCTAGCCTATAAGATTTACCCACACATCCAAGTCAACAACCGTCTTCGGAATGCCATCATCGACTCGACTTTGCTGTCGACTTCCGTGATGATTCAACCTCAAACAATGGACGACTTGCAGAATTTGACCATTGCCTACAACGGTCCTATGGCAATTCTCCCCCCTAATCTCAATATTGTCGAGCGAACCTCTCCTAATCTCGCCAACAATGCTTTGCCGATTGCTCAAGAGCTTTCGACTATCCGTAGAAATAATACGGGTAGCTACGCTGCTCAAGTTGTAAGTTCTGCTTCGCAGGAACGTACCGCAACCGAGGTTAGTGCTCAGCTCGAGAAAGAGGCTGTGCTTTCTACACAAGCACAGAATTTCTATTATGTTCCATGGGGCAAGCTCCTCAAAGAACAGTTCCGGCGGCTTTCTTTGGGTAACTGGAGAGACGCTCAACCCGGTGGGGACATTGCTATCCAGTTTCACAGACGCTTACGCGAACGTGGGGTACCCGCGCAGGCCCTTAAAGAAGTCTATGATGTTACTCCAATGAAAGCTGTCGGATACGGAAGTGCTCAAGCCCGTCTCTTAGCGTTTAACGAATTTATGCAGATGTTGCCTATGTTAGACGAGACTGGTCGTGCGAATGTTATTCGTGACCGAGTCGCTGTTCGTGTAGGCTACGATCAGGTTGATCGTTACGCTTCTCCTAGTGCGGTGCCCCCAAGATTGCCAGTTGATGCTAAAATTGCTGAGCTTGAGAACGATTCCATGCAGAGTGGTCGAAGTGTTACCGTGCAACCTGGCGAGAATCACGCAGTTCATTTACAGATCCATGCTATGGATTCTGTTCGGTTCCTCCAAGCGCTTGAACAGAACTCTGTACCACCTGTAGAAGCCTTCAAGTATCTATCTCTTTCTGGGCCCCATATGACTGCTCATCTTCAACAGATTAGTCCAGATGTCAGTCGTCAAGCCGCCGTTGGGCAATACAAAGATATTATTAACCGAGTTAACCAAGCTGTTCAGAGACTCGGTGAAGGTCTTGCTCGCGAGCAAAGGCAACAACAAGAAACCATGGCGAAGATGCAACAGAAGCAAATTCAAGATGCTATGCAGATGCAGGTCGACGAAGTTAAGGGCAAGTTACAGGCTGAGTACGCAGTTAAAATTGCGAAAGTGCAGGCTGATGCTCAAATCGATAAAGCTGCCTCAGATGCTAAGATTGCGATCAAAAGCGAAGAAGCTCGCCAACGCATGGCTCTCCGAGACGCACAGACAGCTCAGCGGTTACGGGCCCAATCAGAAAAGAACCAGTTGGCTACCCAAAAGAAAAGACTTGCTTAATTTTTAGATTCTGCGACAAACATAGGAATGACATTTCAAGAGTGGAGTAAGCGAGAAGATTACGTAGAACTTTGGAAAAAAACTTGGAACGAGCCCCACATGCGGGCGGGGCTTACTGCCTTAATTCATATCGGACTCCCTCAACTAAATTCGATAACCCCAGCTCACGGTGAAGCTATTCAACTAAGGGCTATTGCTCATGCTCGAAATGAGGGTTGGTTTGCAGCACTAAAAGGTATTGAACTTCTAAAGACTCCTAAGACTGAGCCACAAGAGTTGCCAGCACCTTGGGAAGACGTAAACCAATAGAAACAAATAGAGATATAAACTATGGCAACACCTAATGACATCGGATCACTCGGAGACGCACTCAACGCAGCGCTTGGGGACGGCGAAGCACCTTTAGCTTCCGCCACCCCCTTGCACCAAAATCCTGTGATTGAACAGCCTACTCCTGCCCCCGTTGCTAATACTGCGGTTACAGCTCCGGCCGAAACCCCAGCACCAACTCCTGCCCCCGTTGCTGAAACTCCCGCGACTGAACAAAAGTCTCCCGAGGTTGACCTTAGTAAGACCCCAGAGATTAAGACCCCTAGTAAACTTATTGATTCTCTACTAACACCAGAGTCAGAGAAACCCAAGGAAGTCTCAAAGATTTCTGACGAACCTACCGAAGAAGAGAAGCTTCCCGGCAAAGCAACTACTTCCGCTAACTCTGCTTTTGCTGCCAAAGCTAGGGCGTTAAAAGCCGCGGAACAGGAGTTGGCCACCCTAAAGCAAGAGCTCGAAAAGTCTCGCAACGCTGGTAACGCAGAAGCCTCGTCAGAAGTTCAGAGCATTAAATCTGAACTAGAAGAGGCTCGTAAGTTAGTTTCTGATTATGAGAGCCAACTTTCTTTGGTCAGGGTTGAATCCACTCGCGAATACAAACGTACTATCAGCGAGCCATTAGCTAAAGCCGAGAAAGGCTTGGCTGATTCCATAGCTGGTTACGAAGGGCTTAACGTGAAAGATGTCCTCAAAGTATTGGACATTAAAGACCCAGTTCAACGTAGAGCAGAGTTTAAGGATGTGATGAATGGCGTAGACGCGATGGATGCGTGGGCTGTTAAGACAAAGTTAGATGAGATCGAGCAACTTCGTTCTCGCAAAGATGATATGCTTAAGTCTGCTAACGATACACTAGTTCAAATTGAAAGGCAGGAAACCGCCGCAGAGCAGGAAGCCAGACTTAATTTTGATAAACAAGCCGATGTTGCTTTTGAAAATACTTGGAATCAGTTCGAGGATTCATTCCCAATTCTAAAGCGTGGCCAGACTGCTGAATGGGATAACACTATCAAGGCTCTCAGAGAACAAGCTGTGTATCTTGATAAACAACCTCTCGATCACCAGCAACGAGCCACTCTTACGTATCAAGCCGTTTTGTTTCCTCTTGCTGTACAGGTTGTACGGGACCTAACAGAGAAGAGCAATGCGACTATTGCAGATCTTAAATCCCAACTACAGAAACTACAGGTAGCTGTTCCCGGAGCTGGCGCTGGGGTTAACAACTCTGCGTCTACTGGGTTGCCTTCTACTGTTGGATTCCTAGAAGCTCTCGAAAAATCGATGGGTCGCTAATGCTAGTCGTACTGCCAGTCGGTCCTCAGGATCGGGAGCAGGCGATTCGTTGGCTTAACTGGGTTGAGGAACTCGGTGGCATTGGTAGTCATCGTTTGATGGTTGCGTGTGCCCGTAGAGTCTCCAATCCTACCGAGCTTAGCCGTTCTTACGAATTGTACGTACCCCACGACGAAGACGAGCGTGGCTGGCCTATGAGCCCTAATCATTTGTTTAAGCGGGTTGCCCAACATATTACTTGGAGTCCGAACCCCGAAGCGTATTTCTGGTGCGAACCAGATTGTATCCCTTT